ATCTTTAAACATTCAATGATTGCATCTTTTCTAAAGTAAGGTCTGTTTGCTAAATCTAAAAATTGATTTCTATTTAATCTGTGTCTTTGAATTACAAATTCTGCTTCATCCATTGTTCTAGCATTAGGGTCTGGATAAAAATCCCATACACTTACAAATTCCATCTTAGGAACTTTAACAGTTATAGGTGTATACTCTCTACCATTTCCAGTATTAGTATACTTGTGTAAAGTTTTGTTATAAGTAAATGGTCCTTTGATAATTCCTGTTCCTAATAAACAAGCTTCAAAGATTGCGTTTCTTAATTCAACACTTCCATTTGATTCATCAATTTGGTCTAAGATTAATTTCTCTAATCTTCTTGCTGCACTTTGTGCAGGTTTAATTTGTGGCATCTCAGGACTTGGAGCTGGACCTTCACTTAAAATTGCATCTTCATATTCTTCTTTAAGTCCACCTAAGAAATGAGATTCTAAAGAACGAAAGGTTGCACCAGGAGCTAAGTCATTACCATCACCAGGAAAACCTAAACCACCATTTGATTGTGGTGGTAAATCCATTTGTGCACCAGGAACATAATCCATGTTACCTTCAATACCAGGAATAGGTTCTTCATTTTCATTTAAACCCATTTGTTCTTTTAATGGATTAAGATGAGCATACTCTGCTATACCTTCAGGTACTCTTGTTTCTTGAATAGTTAATGGAAATTTATTTGCACCGAATAGTACATCTATCAATTGACCATATGCTGCTAGTACTTTTGTCTTAGTAACTTTAACAAAGACTCTAGATTTCTCATGGTCTCTAAAAGCTACATTCTTAAAATATCTTCCTCGATAATTATGGAAAGCTTGTAGCCATCTATCTTCATCATCTTCTCTTGTAGTTTCACATTGTTGAAATCTTGAATTAATTTTTCCAACAAGAGCAGAAATTTTTTCTTCCTCAGCTTCTGGTTGAACTGGGTTTAAGTTCTCTTTAATCTGGTCGTAGGTAGCCATATATAATTCCTTAAATTATTTGTGCAGTAATATAATAATACACTTATTATTAGACCTTGTCAACTATTTTTTTAATTTCTACAATTACACTATTAGGTATAATTGTGCTGTTACCAATTTCTTCTATTGTTCCTGAATCTTCATCTGACAAAGAATAGTCTCCAAATATTCTAGTCACTCCATTACTCTGAGTTATTAAATGTCCTTTAGTTACACATATAGGTAGTTTTGCTTTCTTACATCCTTCAATAGATTGCCATGAGCTATCCGAGCAAATATCAAGCCAATATACAGCTACTAAAGGATATCTATCTATTTCTCGTTTAGCTTTGGGATTTAATTTAATTTTTCTTTTAACCATTATTTTTCTTTTCCTCCCTAGCTTTTGTTGCTTTATTAAATCCTTTAGTTGCTTTACCATAAGGTTTAAATTCTTCTTTACCATTTACACTTGTACTTTTACACCAATCAGTAAACTGGTCTTTCATACCACCACCATCAGCATATTTAAATATATTAATCTTAAATACTTGTTGTATATTATCTTGTTTTAAGTATTCTACTAATTCATCATATGACATTATCTCATCATATTCTTCATTTGTTTTTTTATTTTTAAATGTATATACAGGCATATTAGTATCCAAAAGTTGGGTCAGAAGGTGTCCATCTCTTCTTGTTAGTCATTTCTTCCCATACTGATGTAGTTCTAGGTCTAGACATAATTAAATATCTAAGAGCATCATACGCATGGTCTGAAGCTTTAGTGTCTACATCTTCTGGTCTATTAGGGTCAATTGGTATTGATTGTATTTCCCTAATTAGATTCGGGCAAGATTTAAATATCTGGAGTTTGGGTCGACCATTATCGTTTAATTTTAATCTCTCATGTATTTGTATCTTACCCTGAATTCTGTTCTTATCAGCTCTTCTAAGCTTATGTCCTGCAATAGTTAGTACTTCCCCTACTGTTGGACCTGAAGCACCTGTCCTAGACCATGCTGCTGTGTCTAACACCCCTGAAACAGATAGTCTATCCTCTTTCTCAAATTCAAATATTCTTTTAGCTAGGTCTTCACCTGTTAAACCTTTTTGATATAGTTCTCTATAAATAATTAATGTTTCATCTGAAGGGTCTACTGCTCCCCAGACAACTGCAGATTCTGCTGCATAACCATAGTCAATTCCTTTTACTCTAACCCAATGTTTAGGTAATTCAAATGGGTCAATGCAATGTGTATCATAATCAAATTCTGTAAAGGCTGCACCTTCGGCAACATCCCAGTTACCATCTAGTAATTGTTTTCTTTGTATTGCAGGTAATGATTGTAACATCTGTTCATACTTACCATCATCAGATAGATATGGGTTATCTTCTAATCTAGCTGGTATAAACTTTCTTGTTATCTTATCCTGTCCAACAAAAGATTCATTAGGAGGACTTGGGTCTAGATACCTTTTTTTGACCCAATTACCTCCAACTCCACCTGGGTTTGCAGTACACCGAATGTAGCATTGTATTGCATTATTAGTTGTTCTCAATCGTGATTGCAAATATTGAAGTGGGAATTCTGTAGGATACTGTGTTAGCTCGTCAATCCCTATCCAGGTATACGATTGACCTTGGTATCTATATACATCAGCATCTCTATCAAGGTAACCAAACTCCAATGAAGCTCCAGAAGGAAATCTCCAAATCTTTTCAACCTCTCTAAACCTTGCACCTTTAAAAGCTCTTGGGTACAGTTCTCTAGATTTGTCTATTAGTTCTCTTAATTCAGGCATTGACTTTCTAAGTAACAATGCTCTATGTTCTCTGATGTGCATAAATCTTAATGGGTCAACAAGCATGGCATATGATTTACCACCTCCTGCTGCTCCACCATACAGTACATCTTGTTCAGGTGCAGCTAAAAAATCTGTCTGTGGACCTGAGTTTGGTTTAAATACTATTCTTTCTTTTTCCTCTTCAAGGAGTTCTTTAACAGGGTTAGGAAGGTTATCGTACTGAGTATCTTCCATGACCGAGCCTTGCTTAGTTTCTTTGTTTGTTTCTGCATTTTGTACAATCTGTAAAGCTTCTTTTTTATCTCGAAGTCGTTTTGTTTTATTTTCTAAATTCTTTTTTAATTTAGCTATTTCTTTCTCTTTAGCCTTAACAGCTTTTCTAGAAGCTATCTTAGCTTTGTGTTCATAACCATAGTTATATTGTCGTTTTGGTTTATCTTCACTCATTCTTGTTTAACAAACTTGGTATGGATTGATTAACTGATACTGGTTTATCTTTGTCTATGATTTTCTTTAAACCCATAGCTGATAGTTTTCTACCAGTCTGGTGTTCTAATATCTCAACTGCTCCTCTTAAACTAAAAGCACCTGACTTAACACCCTCTTTCATTTCATTTAAAGCTGAGACTTCTTTGTCAACAACCTCTAATGTTTTATTATCATTACTTAACTTATATCCAAAAGGAATAGTAGAACTATTTCTCTTCATCATCTATCTCCACCTCTTCTGCATTAACATCAATTAGTTTTTCTTTTGCTGGTATAATGAATATACCTGATGCTGCTGTATGCGTAACATCTAATTTATCTCGTTTTGCAATACCTACTCTATCCAACAATGTTTGAGCTGCTGCTAACTTAGCATTGACTTGAGGGATTGGGTCATCACTTTCTAATATCTCCACTAATTTTTGACTGGCTCGTGGTGCTGACTTAGCTAGAATCTTTGTGGCGACATCTACTATCTCATCCTTTAGGGAATCTACTACATTAGATTTAGAACTGTCAGCATACCCTGCCTCTTTTAGAGCTAGGTTTATATCTCCTTTAGCAACACCACCTAGTGCTGTAAGGAAATGCTTTTGTTGGTCTGTTAGTTTTCTTTGTTTATCTGAATTGGTTGGTAGGAAGTTATTGCTCATGTTGTTATTATAACAAGTTTACAGCTAGTTGACAACATATTTTATTTATTTATTTATTTTTATGTTGACAAATGCAGAAGTAGGTGTATAATATAATTAGTGTCTCTCCAGAGGGTGAAGCACCTATACCTCTCTGGGGCAGTCCAGCAATATAGCAAGTCTCTTTATGAATCTTTATAGCAGGGCGAGGCTATCTAGTTTACATCTAAATCTCTGTAAAATGTATAAGCAGTATATATATACCCCACCACCCCCCCATGTCACTTATGTACCCCTTGTTAATTAGAATCAATCTAAACTAAAAAAAATACAACCTACTCTCTAGCTATCTTCCATAATATTTAAAGATATTTAGTGTGACTAGTTTACAATATATAGTGACATAAATATCACAGTAAAGATAAGAATTAGACCCTCAAACAATCTTCTCAAATATCAAGTAAAACAACCCTTAATTGTATATTTCAATAACTCTTTTATCTAGCCATATTACAAGCTTAACCTAATTAATTTTTGAAACTAGCCCGACCCTCTTTAAGCTTTTAAGTAGCCTGTGGATAACTTTAATTATTATCTTGCATTATCTTTTTATTTGTTGCAGACCATTTTTACAAATCATTTATAAGTTTATAAGCTAATTTATTTTGTAAAAACTTTTATAAAAAAAACAAATCACTTACACAAATTCCAAATAATATTTAAGCTAATCAACTGTAGATTGTAATTATTTTTAATTATTTTCTAAAATCGTTGGTATTCCTAGCTTATTTTTTTAAAATAATTTAATACTTGCCTTAATTGTGCCTT